TGTAGCTGTTTCACTAAACTGATGTTAGGCACAATAATTAATACCTTCTCGCCAGCACTCATCAATTGATACATCCGAATGATGATATAAGCTATCGCGCTCTTACCACTTGATGTCGGGCTAAGCAATAAACAACGCTGATGTTCTAGCGCATGATGTACCGCATCAACCTGATAATCGTATGGTGTGATACTCTCGCCGCCCGCATGCACATTCAAACTATCCACGAACGACTGTAGCCGCCCTATTGCTAGTGGAGTGATACGAATGCTAGGGTCTAGGTATATCGTCCGGCTGTGTCGCTCACAGAACGATTGCACATCTTGCCATAACCCTAGTGGGATCATCCCAGTTTCAGCAAGCAATCTGATCTTACCATCCCAATGGTGGTTACGAAATGCTGGGTGGAACTGATACCCATCGGCAAAGAAGCTGAACTTATCTCTCATCATCACGACGAAATCAAAATCCTCACATTCCACATGCCCCCACACCTCATCCACCTTCCTAAATACTACCGCCAAATCAATCATCGCACCTCCTAAAAATTAGACTTAATATTAAAGCTCCCAGCGAAAGTAACCACACCCATCTCAGGGTAGATATCAACATAACATACGATGCTATGTTCTGTGCCATTTATCAATCTCATACCCAATGCCAGCTCATCATCATCACGAGCAAATAGTGTACCAACTAAAACGGTATCGAGATATTTGAAGATATAAAGATCATCCCCGTAATCATGCTCCAACTCAACTGCATTGATATCACATGGGTATTTAAGCTTAGTATCATATGCAGCCATTATTTCGGCTCCGCAGGTTTGAGGTTAGCAAAAAATGATATGATGAATGTTAAGCTAACCCCAGCAATGAATTGATCTTGGGTAATGACTCGTGGAGCATCTTCCCAGTACCCAGTATACATAACTGCGCCTAAGTAAACTAATAAAGTCAATACTAGCGTGATGCCAACCGACATAATAATCGTCGCTAAGATATTGATAACTGACATAGTTTCTGGGGTACGGTCTATTACGTTTACTTTTGCTCTTGCTCTTGCTTCTGCTTGTTGTTCTAAATTCATGCTGGTTCTCCTTGGGCGTTGCCGCCCGTTTAGTTTATCGTTCTGCTGCCATGATATAAGTTACCTTGATATCATTCTTCTCGCCAAATAAGCCAGTTAATTTAATCAACCCGTTATCCGATAACCGAACAATATATGATAACGGCATCAAAGTCAACTTATTTTTCTTACCATGTTTAAGAAATACCTCAAACTGCTGGTCGGTATCACCAAGTCTCACCGAGAACACACGTTTAGGGTTCTCCTTATCAAGCGCCTTAATGAACACACCACCATCTTCACCAACAAAGGCAATATCTTCTACCTTGTTAGCCGCCGCAGCCCGCAGCACCTTATCTAGGGCTACTGCTGGTAGTCTGAACTCGTGTGCAATAGTAAGCTCAGGCAATTCCTTCCGCATGTAAACCAAATCTTCTTTGTTACTATAAAAGTAATCAGACTTAGCGCCAAACTGATCGGTGATGATCATAGAGTTTTCACCGAACTCGAACTCAGGCTCATCAAACAAACTCAGTTGTCTCAGAAATCCCGATAATGAATGGAGCGCGAATGGTACAGGGAAGCTATCATTCAGATGAACCTCCATCATCCGATTCCGGCGCTCGCTCAATGATGAGATCTTATCGCCACCATTGATAACCAGATGCTCATTCATCGCGCCCATCGCTTGCATAATTTGTATCGTTTCATCTGTAAATTTCATTCACCCTCCAATGGCAGAAAACATCACCGCCAAGAATATAATACCGATTGCTGTGCCGCCCAATGCACCACCAGCAAAATTAAATAAGTTTCTCCAACTCATCCATCCTCCTTAATTACTACGAAGCAATCATCATCGTCTGGTGTGATAAGCTTCTCAGCTCCACCATATTGCTCTATGCGATATCGCGAACCTTCAATCTCTACAATCCGCAGATCCGCATGCTCACCGCTAGCAGCTTTGAGTCCTAGCTCCTCAACGACAGCAATTAAATCTTTATCATGTCGAGGCATACTAGTAGCAATCCATCGATCAACGCCCTTGAGATCCATAATCATTTCGTTGCCTAAATGGGATAGGCCAAACCCACCAATGCAAATGCTAATCAATACTTTATGTTTCATCTTCGCCGCCTGCCATGTTGTTAGTAAGTAGTAATGATACCGCAACAACAAATACCACTGCGCCAAATGCATGTAAAATTTTTATAGCTAAAATATTCAAAATAAAGTCCTCTCTAACTTATGTAATCTGAAATCCGCAATGTACTTCGATAGTAACTGCAAACGATTTTCTCGGAAGTACTTAATCATAGTTGCCTCTGAGTTGTTAGAGGTATTAAACCACGCTTCCTTAATCCTGTCAACAACATCTTCGGGAATATAATCCAAAGATACCAATTTAGTGTTCTGGGCGTAGCGATCTTTGAACTCACCAAGCGCAGCAACGAATGTTTGAGGGTCTGTGTTGTATGCAATCCACAGCTCATCTTTCCACTTCTTTGATACAGGCTTAGCGGGTGGATGTTTCTCACCAGCTTTCTTAGCTTTCCACTGAGTTACATAAAAGTCTGCTGGGTTCTTGATGCTTGGTATCCCATCGGTTTTATCGCCGGAGATAATCAAATCAAAACAGAACCGTAGCGGATCTTCAACGACAAACATCTCCTTGGCATATGGGCGGTAATGATCCACGAATTCAAATTTAGTCAATTCGACCAAATCTTTATCGTTAGAAATAATCAGGGTTGGTTCGTCGGCATAGCGACACATCACCCCAATTGAATCATCGGCCTCAGCGCCAACTGCTGCCATAGTACGGTAAGGCATGAAGCGAGTAAGCTCAAGCTGAATCTTACTAAAGATCTCCCATACTACACCCCAATCAATATCAGACTCCTCACTTTCTCGGTCTGCTCGACGTACCCATTTGTAATATTCAAATTCGAGATCACGCCATGATGTACTATCAAAGGTGATAACCATCTCACCATACTTACGTCTGAAATCTTTGTTGTAAATCCGCAATGTGTTTAGTGTCAGACTTCTGATGTATTCCTCAGTAGGCTGACCACCTTGCTTAATATCAACGTGTAAACTTGCAAACAAAATTCCAGATAAATCAACAAAAATCATAACGCCTCCTTAAAATATTCGTTGTAAATGATACTCTAAATCAATAACCACTGTACCATTCCAACCCATCGTGGTTGTACGAATGATATGAGACACCTCATACCCACCATTCCAAACTGGATCGGTGCAGATCTTGCTATGCGCATTACTCGTGAATGGCTTCAACTTAATGATATCACCCTTCGATACATTAGTCTCCATGAAACCTCGAACGATTGCATCCTCCCAGTTTTCCAATGCTGACACACGTTCTTTATTTATAAGTATTACACACTCGCCAATCATTAGTTATATTTCTCCAATTCAATAAAATTATTTGCATCAAGGAGCTTAGATTTCAACTCCATGATCTCTTGGTCTCTCATAGCAAGGTCGCTCCATGCCACTCGTAATGAGCAAGCAGCTCGGCGGCATAGCACTACTTGACTATTACCAAGCTCAGCTAAGAACTGAACCTTCTCTTTATCCTCTGCGCTCATATTGTGTGGCATGGTGTTCTCCTATAATTCGACGGTTGTTTTGTTAGTGCCAAGTAAGCGAACTAAATGATTTTGAACTTTAATTTCGCCACCACGCAAACGCTGTAGTTTAATTTTCAGAACTCGCTTCTTATTTTGTGCATTGACCCACATGTGATGCGGGAAACTGTGACCACAACACGAAACACGAAAGCCATTAGTTTTCCATGTAGTTGCATTATGCAAACGAATCATGTCAGCGAACTTAATCTTCAAACTATAAGCGCCAATCGCGGTATACTTACGGTGATCGTAGTAACACCCAAGCTGTGCGGCAAACTCACCAAACGAGCTTAGTTGTAAATCTTTTGTATTAGTTGCTATAAACATAATATCTCCTTACATCGACGCGATGAGTTCAGCACACGCATCAATATTACCAGTATCGCAACAAATGGTTACGGCATTCTCGAAACGATCCATCTCAAGTGGGGATAGCTTATCACACAGACTATAGAAGTCAAGGTAATCGATGATCTCAATTCCAGCATTAACCATATCACTAAACAACTCATAAATTCTTTCAACTGACATAAACATTCTCCTAAATAATAAAAAAGTGTGGAGGCGCTAACCTCCGTTTAAGGTGCTAAGTTCTAAAGTTGTAAGTTTGCGAATGGGTCAGACTCATCAATGCCATTGGCAGGTAAAGTCGTAATCGCTGCGGGCGTTGCTGCTGCCTGCTGTGCTGCAAATGGGTCTTTTGATACCGCTTGCTGTTGTTGCTTAAATGGATCTGGCGTTGATTGTTGTTGTTCAATCGGCGCTTGTTGCTGTTGTGGCGCTGCCTGCTGTTGCACAAACGATGGCGATGCCTGTTGTTGTTCTGCTGGCGGTTGATAGAACCCTTGCCCTTGTGCTGCGGCCTGCTGTTGTGGTGCAGCTTGTTGCTCTGGCGCTGCCTGTTGTGCCGCAAACGGGTTAGTCACTGGAGCTGTTTGTTGCCCTGCTCCGGCCTGCTGTGCTGCAAACGGGTTAACGCCCTGTGCTGCTGCCGTGGCTGGAGTAAATTCGATACCCATTACACGAGCATACTCAGCACCACCAACTGTCTTAATCAATGCTTCTTTAAGCTCATCATAAGTTTTGTAATTATCATCAGACTCGAACTCATCAAGCTTAAACATCTTGTTATAGATCGCTTCCTGAATTGCTTGGTCGCCATTAGCTAGCGGGGAAACTTGCTCGAACTGTGAATCATCATAAGACATCCAACCATTCTTACCCATGTTGCTACGAATACGGAAGTTCGCACCTTCCATCCAATCGTAAAACTCAACGCTCTTTTGATCTGCATACTCAGGGAACAACGCCTTTTCCAAAATCTGTTGGATGGCAGGCCCGAATGAGTAAAGGAAACTTTGACCGTTATTCTCAGGGTGCGCTGGATCATCCAGTACGACGATGTTAGCGATGAAGCGCTTCTTCAAATTACGCTTACGAGCTTTCGCTGCTTCCGGCCCATCACGATCTTTACCGACGATTTCCCAATGTTCTTTATTCATCTCAGCTACAGGATCATCTTGGCCGATTGTAACTAGTGAACGATTCCAATAGTTGTTAGTGCCAATCTTGAAAGAATACTCACCCCAGCTTGCCCAAGGTAACATGATTTCACCAGCTTCATCATAGCGAGGTAGGAAACGAATCAATGTAGAACCAACCTTAGAGGTTTCGTCGTAAGAGTGCTTGAACTGACGCTCATCTTTAGAACCATTGCCGCCAGCATTCTCTTGTGCTTTGGCTTGAAGTTTTTGAAGGTTAGATTTTTTTGCTTTGATATTTGCGAATGACATATGTGTATCCTTTTATAATTTAAATAGTTTTAAGTTTGGTTGCTGCCCATCATGCAGCACTGGTTTAAGTTTTAAGTTCGATTAAGTCAAGTTCAATTCCGCCTCCTCAATTAATGCTGTTAACCATTCGATGCGCTGTTTACCAGCGATTAGGTCTGTTCGTTCTTCGCTTAGATAGAATTGATTTGCTAACTCATCATCCGTCAAATCACCACGAAGCATGCGATACCGCCGCTCATTCATTTCATCATGATCGCCACACAGCTTATAAGCTTGTCGAGATAACCACCGCAGACGTTCTTTGCCAGCAGTTAGATACACGATGTTAGGTGTTAGTAAAGCATACGCAACCGTCTGGTGATTCATGTGACCATTACAAAGTTTCATGGTAGTCGAATCATCATATAATTCGCCATGAGGATCTTCTTCTCCACGTTCGCGCCAAGCTGCAAATGGTGTTGTTCGTTTTTCCATGTTACTCTCCGTTGTTTCGATTTAGGTATTATACATCAATGGTTCTGGTGGTCGAGGTTTATTTTAAAAAATCTGCAACATCAAACTCAACCCGTCTATACTTTTGAGACATTGCATTATTATCATAATAAGCAACAGGGTTATACGATAACCAAGAACCGTCTGGATGAACCCAGATACACTTACGAGATTTATCCAAGTGTGCCAGTAGGCATTCTGGAACTTCCAAATCTTGAGCAATGAACAACTCAATCAAATCATCCGGCGTAGCATCAGAGCAATGCCCTTCGCCTTTTGCGATAGCTTCAACATCACGCATCGTCTTTACATCATACAGCAAATCGAACGGGTAAGGTAATCTAGTTGCTTGGTTCATGGTTTCTTCCTTTCGTTTAAGTTGGAGCTAGTATACATCAATGAAATCGTTGTGCAACACTTATTTAATCTTTATTTTAGAAGGAGTGGCAACCATAGTACATTCCATATTACGTGGTAGCTCAACCTCACATGCTATCAACTCAGCAGTCGCGGCCTTTTGCTCATGTACCATCATTATCATTCCGATATTAACGCCAATATAAATTCCGATAACCAACCCAATGATTGATGCTTTAAATTGATCACTCATTATTGATCCTCAATTTTAGGTATCTGATATGTTGATGGCACAGCAACCATAGTGCAATACTGATTGCGTGGTAACTTCTTCATACAGGCATTCAGCGAATCTCTCGCACTGTCGATGTTATATGCAACCGTACAACCCATCAGCGCCCCAACAATCATTCCAAGAAAGCACCAGCCACTAGAACTCATTATAGATTTCTGTTCTGTACTCACGCCATTATTACTCATTTCAAATACTCCATTAATACTTCGTTGAACGATTCTTTATCGAACCGCATGAAACCTTTATACTTCACAATCCGATTTCTGATATCGGGGTATATGAAAGTATCAGTTATTTGTGCATCGAACTGTTGCATGATAGCACCTTGAGTTAAGATGTCAATCACACATATTGTATCTAATTCGATATGCCCTCCATTAAGAGCTTGGAGCGCCACAGGCATCGCACCAGTGCTAGTCTCGAACAATGGTCGAACA